TGGCTCGCCAATGATGACTGATTTGACTGGACCGCCTGATGGGTCCAGCTCCGCAACAGCGCGAGCGTTAAACTGGGTTGCTGCTTCTGCGATCATTGGGTGAATGACAATGGACAGACCGCGAGTTGCGCGTTCATCTTCGCTTTCATCAAGGCCACCGTCTGGATCTAGCGTCTTCAAGCCTTGCTTGTAGCGGTTTTCCCATTCGGATCTGGCTTCTTTATCGTTTTCAAAAAAGCCAATCAGTTCCTGCGCTTTTCGCGCCAGCTCTCTTTCGTCAATTGTTTCCGCAAGGTTTTGATCAAACTCTGCGTCTTCCAATTCTTCCATCATATCCAACTCTGGATCGCCAATAAGAACATCGCCGTCTGGAAGTTGTTCGACCATTAGATCGTCTGATGGAGCGCCTTCAGCAAACGGGATAATGTTTTCTGGTTCAGCCATAAAGCGTCATCCTTCTTTTTTCTACAAAATCGTCATCATCTGGATCTTCACTATGACCCACAAACCATCCTTTTCGCAACCGTAGCCAAGCCTGTGTGCATGTATCAACAACATCATCATTGGGATGTGCTGGGAACGCCGCGCATATATCAATTAAATCTTTAGCCCATTTTCTGCTGGAAGGGAAGAAAATCCTTCCATCCTCCAAAAGTGCGGAGCTGGCATGGGCGCGAGCCTCCTTGTCACGATCTGGGCTGTAGGCCAAAACTGGAACGCCTGCCATGCGTAAATCTTGCAGCAAGGATTGCCCTGACGCTTTCTTTTCGATCAGTACAGCGTCTGGCTCCCACTCTTCGTAAGCCTCTTGAGCCAGCCTGCGTAGGTCAGGATAGCTTACCTTGTCGTACCAACACTCAAGCACAATGGCGCATGTTGCGCCTTTATGGGTAAACACGCCCCAAGTGGTTCTGGCGCTGAAGCTGGAGCTTTCCTTGGCCTCGAATGCGGTATCGTATGATTGCAGCACATATTCGATATCGGGCAAGTCTTCCTTTTCCCAAGGAACCCACCAGCTTGCCTTCAGGATTCCACCACCTTTTGGCGCTGGGCGCTGCTGTAGCTGACCAGCGGCTGCGTAAGATCCAAGGCTGCGCTCTAATGTTGACAGGGTTCTGTCATCAATGCGTTCAGGCCACAGCAGCTCACCCTCTTTGGTGCGCGGATCTGAGAAGCCCAGCACTGATTTGCTTGGGGTTGGGTGGCCGATTTCGTATCTGGCAGGCAGGCATAGGTGGTTCCACTCATTGCCCAGCTCATTGGCCAAGATATGTCCTGTGAGATCCAGCTCATGGACGCGCTGCATAATGATGACGAAAGCACCAGTGCGCGGATCGTTAAGCCGTGTTTGCATGGCCTGATCCCACCACTCCAGAACGCCTTCACGCACCTTGGAGCTGTCGCTGTCCACTACGTTGTGCGGATCATCGATGCAGATAATGTCACCGCCATCACCAGTCAGAGCGCCGCCGACAGACGTTGCTATGCGGTATCCTGTCTTATCGTTTTCGAATCTTTGCTTCTGGTTTTGATCGCCAGTTAGTTCGAACTTTTCACCGAAGTGGCGTTTGTACCACGGGCTGTCGATCAGGCGGCGGCACTTGGTGCTGTCTCTGATGGACAGGGAAGAGGCATATGATGCGTACAGGAACTTTTTTTCTGGCTGGTGGGTCCACGTCCAAGCTGGCAGCGCAACGGCCACGCTGATCGACTTCATGTGTCGAGGAGGCACGTTTATGATCAGTCGTTTGATGTCGCCTTCTGCCACTGCTTGGAGGTGATCGCTGATTGCATCGACGTGCCAGTTGTTTTGAAATTCAACGCCCGGTTCAATCGTCGGCCAAGCTGCTTTCGTAAACTCCCTCAATGATCTGCGGTATTTCTCCGCTCTGACTTGCTCCAGAGTTAGATTGCTCAAAAGCTCTTTCAATTGCTGCGAGTTCATTAACGCCAATCCTTGTTAGGTCGAGTGTGACCGTTGTTTCTGTTGCGACCTTATGCTCCTGCTTATCCACCCAGCCTGCGCGGTTCTTTAGATAGAAGATGATGGCGGTGTTATCGCGTTCCAGCGTTGCATTTTCGAAGAGCGCGTTGGTTACTTCTTCGATCCCCATCGCCTCGCCCCTTTTTATAGCGTCCAAGAAATCCACATTTTGCTCCTGAATTTCAAAGAATTTAGAGCGTGAAATTCCCAGCGCAGCAGCACATTGTTCTTTCGTTAAGCCTTGCGCCATTGCTCTTTCTGTTCTTTGCAGCACTTCTTCAGTGACTTCGAACTTGGGTCTTCCAACGGGGTTTTTAGATTTTTTCTTTGCCATGTTAATACCTTTCTAACTTTGAATGTAATTTAGAAGTTCAAAAAAAGAAAGACCCGCCGAAGCGGGTCAGTTGTATGAGGTCGAGGCAGGCCACAGGCGTGGATCTGTCGAGCAGTAATTATTGATAGCGTCTTTAGCGGTTTGGGTACAGAGTTTTTTTACTGATGGTTTTATTCCAACGCGGCCAAGGTCGAGGCGATCTGCATCCCAGCATGTTTGGACTGTGATGTCTGCGTCTGTATATCCATCTGAATGATATGTGAGTGCTTCATCTAGAAGGCGCATATCTTTATTGGACAGGTCGAACCATTTGCCTCTGATTGAGTGGGCATATTTTGCTGCACGATATCCATGCTGTGGATCTCTGCTTTCGTTTCTGCGTTGTGTGTCGTGCAGGAGTGCGAATAGATCGACAACTTTTGCGTTGGCATTTTCTGCTTTTGCAATGTGTCTTCCGTTTTGGAACACACGCGCCCAGTGTTGGAAGCCATGATATCCTTGATGGTTCATTTGGTATTGATCGTAGCAATGCTTTGCGAATTGTTTATTTACCATGCGAGCATAAACACCAGCAGTGCAGTGACTAGGATTGCGAAGACCATTCCTGTTACGATTTCTTTTATCCATCCTTCTGGTTTGAAGTCATAGACATCGACATGGCCGCGCAGATTGATTGCTATGTACATTCCTTCTTCGGCTGGCACTTCACCTGTTTGTGTGTGGACCCACAGTAATTCTGAGCCTTTTCTTTTTGAGGAGTTTTCCTGCACCCAATCTGGGAAGTTTGATTTGAAGCCTGTGAACTTCCAAGATTTAACTATCATGTTTTGCTCCAAACATTTTATCCATCAGGCTTTTGCCTTTGGTGGTTAGTGTTATGTTTCTTTGCCGCCTATCTTTCATATCCATTTTGATATCGATTAGTTTGGCTGCTTTGACTTTTCCTCTGCCATTTTCTGACAGTGAGTGCAGCACTCTATTGACGCAAGATTTTTGCATATCCAATTTGATTATGAGATCCGCGCTATTGATTGGTTGTGTTTTGCAGATTTCTGAGAACACCAGCATGTGATTGATTGAAGTTTGCGCGTTGTCTAACGCAGTTGTGAAATTTTTGATTTGCGTTTCGAGCATTTCTATTTGTTTCATTTCATTCCTCTCTGAATATATCTTTGGCCAAATCGATTGGCACTTCGATTGTTGATGACCTGAAGTCACACGTCAAACATTTCCGTCTGCGTTTAATTGTTTGAAAGCCATACGTCAGATTTGGTCTTGAGTCTATGGCTGTCATTTTTGTTTTGCAGTTTGGGCAATGCGAGACTGTATCGTAGTTTGGTTCATGCACTACGCTTCCTCCATGACTTGATCTATTTCCAAGCACAAACCTTTAAGGCTGTTGGCGACTATTGTTTTATGACCATCTTTATTAGCAAACCAATTGACCATGTTATACATACCGGGTTTTGAGCTGTGGATTAGCCACCCTTGGTATTCCCAAGGCTGGCGTAGATCACCTTTGCGGCGTGACTTTTTAAATTTAGGTTTCATCAAGCTGCCTCCTCCATTTCATTCAAAGCACGGGTCAAGGCTCGCTTGATACGCTTTGCTCTATCTGGCAAGATCAATGCGTCCAATCCTTCGATCAGCCATTCGAGCTCTTGCTCTGTGACTGAGACTTGAATTGATGGTGTTAGGTATGTTCCACCATCGATATTTTTTTGTTGGATAAACCGCATCACGCTGCCTCCTTTTTTCTGAAGGCATCGTATAGCTTGATGGCTGCTTCGTGCCATTTGGTTTTCATTATTGGGCTTTCGCCTTTTACGTGATGCCAAGTTGGGGTATCGCGTGTTGTTCCACATGGGGCTGTTGTGGTTTTATAGATTGTGCCGATCACGATGTAATGATCTTCACCGTAACGCTTCCAGAGGATAAGACCCTCTGCGTATTCTCCAGATCCTTCGACGCGGCATCTGATGTCGAAGCCATTCTTTTTGTATTCCATTCTGCGTATAGACATTTTGTTTCCTCCCTTAAAATTTGCCAGCGCGGATGTCAGCGATGCGTTGATCGTTATCGAAGTAGTTTACTTCCAAAACTTCTACGCCAGCTTTTTTGATTGCGGCGATGTAAGCCTTGGCTTCTTCGATTGTGTCTTCGCATCCAGCGAAAGATTTGTGCGGTGTTTTAACTTCGTAGCGTGTCATTCTCTTTCCTCTCTCTCTATAACTAACATATATGACATATGGAACAGATTACAAGTGTCACAGATAAATTAATTACATTTAATGCATATTAATTGCAGTAGCCCCGACTGCATTAAATAACCTAGCCCAAACCCCTTATTCTTATAGTATATATATATATTATATATA